ATGGCTAGCGTATTACTGACTGATAGTAAAATACGAGGACTGAAACCAAAGAAATCTGCGTATTATACTTGGCAAGCATCAGCGACTAGAGGAACTGGACGTCTTGGTGTAAAAACATATCCATCTGGAAGAAAAGTTTTCGTCTACCGCTACTTCAAAGATGGAAAAGAGAAATTTATATCGCTTGGTGATTACCCTAATTTATCACTAGCAGATGCTGCAGTAAAATCCGTAGCAGCTGCTACTGAATCATCATCCCTTGAGAAAATTAAATATGAACACGCCACAATAAAACAGCTCTTTGATGATTACATTGAAGATCAGAAACGGCAAGGCAAGCGTTCATATGATAAAACTCAAAACAGACTCAATCAGGTTCTAGATAGCAAGCATATTGATGCAACTATGCCTGCAAAAGATGTTACTCCAGATCATATAAAAAGAATACTTTCTGAGTTTATCTCCCGAGGTGCTTTGGCAGGTTCGAACAAAGTAAGAGCAAGCCTACATGCGGTATTCAACTTCGGTTTGTTTGCCGACAATGATCCAGCAAAAATAAACGAGCGCGTTATTTATGGATTGGAACGAAATCCTGTCACAGTGGTTCCTAGACAAAAAGGTGCAGATAAAGCGTTAGATAGATTTTTATCATGGGATGAGTTGAAGCTATTATTAGAGCTATTCAATAAACCCACCATCGAATGTCCTATTAACTCAGATTATGCACGTCTATTTCTATTTTGTGTCTATTCCGCAGGACAACGACCATGGGAAATTATTGCTAATACCCGTGATAATTGGGATAAGAAAAATAATACATTAACAGTACCGCCCCATATTTCAAAAACAGGCGATTACCATGTAATTCCATTGATACAGCCTGCTATTGATATTCTTAATATCCAAGAGCTTTTGTATCCAACATCAAATTATCTTTTCCCTGCTAAAACGAAAGAAGGGCACCTGTTAACATCTGAATACGCTAAACAATTAAATAAATTTTGTAAGAAGAATGAGTTTGAGAAATTTACACCTAGAGATGTGAGAAGAACATTTAAAACATTGGCTGGAGAGATGGGGATTAGTTCTGAGTTAAGGGATATGGTACAAAACCATAAAAGACCCGGCGTTTCTCAGAAACATTATGACAGGTATGATTATTTAAGAGAAAAACGTGAAACGCTTGATACATGGTGTGAAAAGCTATCGTCGCTAAAAGAAGAATAGGGTTTATGTATCTCCCCCTAGCTCCTTATTGTAGGATAGATGTAACCCACAACAAGGAACACTAAAAATGAGAATGACTCTATATACCTGTCACTGTCATAGAAATCAGTTATCATTATTGATCTCTACAAATAAAAGCACAAAAAATGAGCATTTTAGTGCGAAGTAACGTACACTGAATCACGATATCCCTATGATGGGTGAAAGATATGAAAGCTTTTAACGTGATAAGAATGTTTCAAGACACACCAGTACAAGTTACCTGCCCAAGTTGTTCTTACGTTGCAAAATAAAATAAACACAAGCTTAAGAAGAACCTAATCTTATTAGGTCCTAATTGTGGCTACATGTTTTATTTCAATAAAATATAAACACAACTCAATATACCAGTTGTTGCCGTAGAAATTGAACGACAATAACCAGCACATTTATGAATGTATTTTAATAAAGGGTTAGTGTTTTATAATGAAAAAAATAAGAAGTTGCTACACGGAAATTCTGCACCATATCTGAAAGAGCTAAGCAATTTGATTTATATTAAAACTCAAGTTTTGACTAATAACCTTCTCATATACATATCATCAATCATTGATATAACACATTGAACGACAATAACAAGATCGATTTTAACGATCAGTTTACCAACCATCAATAGATTGAAACTATCAAAACCAACGCCATCGATCGAAAAAACCATCTTTACTTAAGTGATATTTGAAATAATAATAACTTAAATTATTTATTTTTATATTTGCCACATCACCATTAAAAAATTTAATATCTTTATTATTTATATATTCTACAAATATAAACCTCACTATAAACTCTATTTAATAGGATTATATATATATTATTATTCAATAATACTTTTCATTTTTTTGAAAAACAAAAAATAACTTAACTTTAATTTAATTTAAAATAGGAATCTTAAATATATGAAAAGAAAAGTTATAGCACTAGCTACTATTCTTTCTGCTGCATTTGCTGGCTCATCTATGGCGTATGACGGAACAATTACATTTACAGGTAAAGTTGTTGATCAAACATGTTCTGTTGATACCCAATCAAAAAATTTAGCTGTTATTTTGCCGACTGTTTCAGTCGCAACATTAAATAATGTAGCAACAACAGCAGGCTTAACTCCATTTACAATTAAGTTAACTGGTTGTTCCACAGATAAAGATGGTGCTAAAAACGTTAAAGTATATTTTGAACCATCCGCTGATACTGATTTAACTACACATAATTTAAAAAATACAGCAACAGGAACTAAAGCGAATAATGTTCAAGTTCAATTACTTAACTCAGATGCAGCAACAACAATCCAGTTAGGTACTGATTCTGCAACACAAGATGTCCATCCAGTACAAATCGACAATGCTAATGTAAACCTTCCATATTTTGCTCAATATTACGCAACCGGACAATCTACCGCTGGAGATGTAAAAGCAACCGTTCATTACACCATTGCCTATGAGTAAGGTTTATTGGATTGCTTTTATTTTACGGGGCAGAAAAAACTGCCCCATTTCCTTCTAGAGGTATTATGTTAAAGTTCATTCTTATTTTCTTGACTCTGTTTGTATCCACAGTGGCTCAAGCCAGTGTGGTTATTATGGGGACCCGCGTTGTTTATCCCGCAACGCAAAAAAGCATTAATGTTCAATTAAATAATAACGATGAATCCCCCGCATTAATTCAGTCTTGGTTAGATACCGGAAACGCAGCTGCAGCACCAGATTCAATTCACGTTCCTTTTATCATTACTCCTCCCATATTTCGTATGGAGCCAAAATCAGGGCAAACCATCCGGATTGTCTATACCGGTGAATCATTACCACAAGATAGAGAGTCTCTTTTCTATTTAAATGTCTTAGACATTCCGGCAAAACCTAAATTGGAAGAAAATTCGGAAAACTCAGAGGGAAATAACAATTACTTACAATTAGCCGTTCGTAGTCGCATTAAGTTTTTCTTTCGCCCTGATAATCTCAACGTAACGCCTGATGATGCTTACCAAAAAGTGACTTGGCATCAGGAAGGAGCACTACGCATTAAAGCGATTAACCCAACACCTTATTACATCACTTACAACAAAATCTCAGTGGGTCAGGATAAACAGCTAACGCCTGTTGAACAAAGTGGGATGATAGCTCCTTTTTCTTCAAAAATATTTTCACTTAAAGAGAAGCCAATATTAACAAATAAAGTCACTTGGGTTGTTGTTAATGATTATGGTGGATACCAACAAGGTGAATCTACTTTGGAATAAGGTAATATAATGAATTTTAATAACCAATTACACCTCATTTCCTATCGTTATTCTCTTCCGTTTTGTGTCGCTTTAGGGATTGGGGTGATAACAACTTCTTCATTCGCTGCTGAAGAAGCTGAATTTGATCCTAGCTTTTTGCATTCAGTACAAGGAAAGAATGCGATTGATATACGTCGCTTTAATTATGGCAACCCTATTCCTGAGGGCAAGTATTACGCTGATATCTATCTCAATAATGAATGGAAAGGAAAAGCTAATGTACAGTATTTATATACTGACAATGCGAATACGTCGACGTTATGTCTAACGCCGGAATTACTTTCATTAATTGATGTCGTCAAAGGCACTGTTCCTGAAAACAGTTATAAAGCCACTTGTTATCCCGCCTCAGAAGGACTCCCCTCAGCAAAATTTCATTTTGATTTATCCACTTTAAAGCTGAATATAGAAATTCCTCAGGCACAAGTGAATACTCGACCTCGAGGATATATTGCCCCTGCACAGTGGCAAAGTGGAGTCCCTGCCGCATTTGTCAACTATGATGTTAACTATTATCAATACAATACTCCGGATATAAATAATGAGCAGACTTACCTTGGGTTAAAAGCGGGACTCAATTTATGGGGATGGGCTTTTCGTCACCGTGGTGGTGAAAGCTGGAATAATGGTCATTCTACCGGATATCAGAATATCGAAACAAATGTGACGCATGATATTGCTCGGTTACGGGCACAATTCACATTAGGTGATTTTTATACGAATGGCGAGTTAATGGATAGCCTTAGCTTACGGGGAATTCGATTAGCATCGGATGAACGAATGTTACCCAACTCTTTACGTGGCTACGCTCCGATCGTGCGAGGCATTGCTAATAGTAATGCTAAAGTTACGATTTATCAAAATGCTAACATCCTTTATGAAACAACTGTGCCTGCTGGCCCCTTTGTCATTAATGATTTGTATCCCAGTGGATATGCTGGCGACCTTCTTGTGCAAATAACCGAATCTAATGGACAAACAAGAACATTTACGGTTCCTTTTGCTTCTGTTGCCCAACTTATTCGTCCCGGATTTAGCCGTTGGCAAATGTCAGTGGGACGCTATCGTTATGCAAATGAGACATATCATGATTTAATTGCACAAGGCACATATCAATATGGTTTGACAAATGATATCACTTTAAATAGTGGACTGACCACAAGCTCAAAATATACCGCAGGATTGGCTGGTGTTGCTTTTAACACGCCGATTGGGGCAATTGCATCTGACATTACATTGTCCAGAACAACATTTAATCACTCTAACGTAACGCGTAAAGGCTACAGTTTACATACTAGCTATAGCGTCAATATTCCGACCACGAGTACAAATATCACGTTAGCAGCCTATCGTTATTCATCTAAAGATTTTTACCATTTGAAAGATGCGCTATTGGCTAATCACAGTGAATTTATTGATGATGTTTCCATAAAAAGTGCCGCATTTTATCGCCCTAAAAATCAATTCCAAGTTTCAATTAATCAAGAATTAGGTGAAAAATGGGGAAATATATTTTTAACTGGTACCACTTATAATTACTGGGAGCATAAAGGAAGTCGTAATGAGTATCAGATGGGATATAGCCATTTTTGGAAAAAACTTGGTTATCAGATTGGCTTTTCTCAATCACGAGATAATGAGCAACAACGCCGAGATGACAGATTTTATGTGAACTTTACGCTTCCTTTGGGAGAGCGTGTTCAAAGCCCCATTTTTTCTACTGTCTTAAATTATAATAAAGGCGAGAAAAACAGCATTCAAACATCCATCAGCGGTATCGCTGGAGAAGATAATCAATTCTCTTATGGTATTTCAGGTAATAGTCAGGAAAGTGGACCTTCCGGCTATGCGATGAATGGAGGCTATCGTTCACCTTATGTAAATGTAACCGCAACCGTCGGGCAAGATACTCAACATAATCGTCAAATGTCATTGGGGGCGTCGGGGGCGGTTGTTGCACACCCTTATGGAGTGACATTGAGTAATGATTTAAGTGATACTTTTACCATTATCCATGCAAAAGGAGCACAAGGTGCGGTTATTAATAATGCACCAGGTAGCCGATTAGATTTTTGGGGTAATGGTATTGTGCCTTATGTCACACCCTATGAAAAAAATCAAATTAGTATCGACCCCGCTAATTTAGATTTAAATGTTGAATTATCAGCAACAGAACAAGAAATTATTCCTCGTGCTAATAGTGCCACGTTAGTGACATTTAATACTCAAACAGGGAGAAGCCTGCTGTTTGATATTCGTATGCCAGATGGCAGTACTCCTCCAATGGCTTCCGAGGTTTTGGATGATCATGAACAGTTAGTCGGATATGTTGCTCAAGCTGGGCGCTTATTTACCCGAGGTCTTCCCAAACAAGGTCAACTTGATGTGATATGGGGACCAAATCATGACGATAAATGCTCATTTACATATCATGCGACACACAATGAAACTGACATGCGGCCTCAAATCATTCCTGTTCAGTGTATACCGCACTCTAATTAGGAACAAAACATGAAAAGAATATTTGTTATATTATTTCTTTTAAATCTATTCCCTAGTCTGGCTGTTGCTGGTGCAGATGACTACGTACCGTCTCCAATAACAATCAACACATCTACCCACCCTGTTGTTGTTATAGGCCCTGCCGATGCCCATACTTACCCTCGGGTGATAGGGGAACTCAGCGGAACAAGCAATCAATATATATTTAACGGTGGTAGTTTAATAGCGTTAATGCGTGGAAAATTTACTCCCACATTACCTAAAATAGGCAAGATTACATATAGCTTTCGCCAAGGGAAAAACACTCAATCTTCCGATTTCGATATATTTGATATTGGAGTCCCGGGGCTAGGTATTATTATTGGTATGGCAGGCTATTGGCCTGCAACGCCTTTGGTTCCCATAAACAGCTCAAGTATATATATTGATCCTGTTGCCGCCAATACAAATCCAAATGCTTATAATGGTGCAACTGGAAGTTTTGGTGCTCGTTTATATGTTGCTTTTGTCGCAACAGGACGATTACCTAATGGGTATGTAACGATACCAACCAAACAACTGGGCCATATTTTATTGGAATCTAATCGGGCAAGTTTGAATAATAAAAGATTAACAGCTCCTGTTATGTTAAATGGAGGGCGCATCCAAGTGCAAAGCCAAACATGCTCGATGAATCAAAAGAATTATGTTGTTCCATTAAATACTGTCTATCAATCCCAGTTCACGTCTTTGTATAAAGAAGTGCAAGGAGGGGAAGTTAATATACAACTTCAATGCCAAGACGGTATTGATGTTTATGCTACATTAAATGATGCGACCCAACATGGGAATCGTTCTGATATATTAACATTAGCAACGGATTCTACGGCAAAAGGCGTTGGGCTAAGATTATATAAAAATAATGAAGTAACTGCGATTAGTTATGGTTCAGACACTCCTAACAAAGGAAATCAAAATCAATGGCATTTTTCAAATTATAGAGGAGAGATAAATCCACGTATAAAATTAAAAGCTAATTATATAAAAACAGAAAATACTATTACGCCAGGAAGTGTAAAAGCAGTAGCAACGATTACTTTTTCATATCAATAAAAATTAATTGAGTTTTATAAGTAGAGTAAAATGCTTTTATAACAAATGCTTTTTACTCTGTTAAACTTAAAAATCTGTTTATTGTTGGAGAATGAAGTTCATGAGTACAATTAATTCCATTATTGCTTATAGAATAAAGCAAAAAAGAAAAGAATTAGGGATGACAGGGAGGGAAATAGCCCATTCATTGGAAATAAGTCAACAGCACTATTCACGTATAGAGAATGGACATACCAAAATAACAGTAGAACATTTATTCTCTATCGCGTTTATTTTAGGTGTCAAACCTAAAGAACTATTGCCTAATTATAAATTTTCAAATGAAAAAGAAATGATTAAAGCAAAACAATCATTATCAGCAGAAAGCATTATGCCAATAAAAAAAGCGACATGTATCCCACATAAATATAGACAGGTATTCATTTTATTAAAAATAATGTGAACCATTAAGGACATAAAAGGGAATACGTTGCTCTACATGATGTTGCCGATGAGCATCACGTATTCGTTCGCTCACAAAAATCTGTTTTCCCCGAAAACGTATCCCCGTATTGCGCTTGGCCCAATCAATAGGGTCATCCTGATAAGACGCATTCACAAACTGACTTGTTGCACAGACTAAAGGCAAGCTATATGGAGTCTCTACACTCCCCTCCCGTAATAACAATTCCATTGATTTTCCTCGGGTAAAAGGCAAATAGTCCGTATTAAAGACCAGTGTTCCATCTTCACTGTACAGTGATAAACCCCAACGTCTCTTCGGGGTCAAAACCATTCCTAAAACGAAAACACACACATAAATGTCTGTTTGGGCTGAACTGTATAATTGCTTTTTATGCGCTAAATAGCTCACTTCCGCTTGAGGGTTGGTGGCATGATAAAACACAACACACTTATCTAAATGCGGTAATGTTGTTGGCAAAGACCAATAGCGCCCGCCTTCAAGGTGGATTTTTTGTCGAAACACACAATAAGTCATTTGTGTATTACGTGTAATCGCACTTCGAAATCCCTGAAAGGCGCCATACCACTCTACACCATACGTTGGTTTTGTACTATCCGGTAACGGGATACCATAAATATCGACCACCATATTGGCTCTTTTGGCCATCTGTGGGTCTTGAACCTGAACATTGTCATAAACATACTCATAACGTAATACAGGCCCTTCCATTCGGATATGCGTTATTCCCTGAAAATACGCATAATCATTCACCGCCATATACACAGAAGCCACTCTCGGGATGGCGAACGCCTCATACTCCATGGCTTCATGAATGACTTTGCTCCGTGTTTTTTTCGGTTGTCGATAATGAGGCCAATCTTCTGGTCCTATCTGATAAGAGGTTAAATAACAGAGAATTTGCGTATCACGCGTTAAACGGTAAGGTTTACCGCCTTCAACAGGAAAAATATCAAGACCATACATAAATCAATTCCCTAGATAACCGATTTTCATCACAAGGCGTTTTTTCTCATCTTTGACGACCAATTGATTATTGGTGATATTTAATGCCCCATTACCACCCGTAAAGCGGAAAATATTGTTTTTTGCATCCAATAAAAAGCCATTCCCTTTATCAAATCCCGATGATTTAAAATAATCGAGTACCACTAGTTTCTGTATCCACGCTTTATCCATTAAGGCTTCATGAATAACCACCTGTCCATTCTTCACGACAAACGGTGTCACCACTTTGCCGTTTAATGACGATATCACCGCAAAGTTTTGGGCATTAACCAGAAATTGGCTATTTCCTTGCGCATTAAATCCTAAGCCAATGCCAGTAATGACTTTATTCCCTTTGCTATCTTGTTGGACTTTCATTGTCCATGATGCCGAAATTTTGCCATTTATGTCTGTGACCACTTTCGAAGTTTGTTCTATTTTGGCTGAACTTGTACCCACTTGGCTTTCAAGGCGAGTGACTTGTTGGGCGGTAGAGGTAACTTTGCCTGAAACCTCAGTTACTTTAGTTTCAAGTTGGTTTACCGCATTCGCCGTTGCATTGGCTTTCTGTTCGCTAGATTTGGGCACTTCATTCGCCAAAAACCCCTTTGGTGCCACCGATTGCTTGTTGTTGGTATAAGTGCTGGTGATGATTTGATGGTTAACACTTTTATGCTTAGTAAGCTGATATTTAGCCCCTCCTCGTAAATAGATATATTCCACAGAGCCATTCGTTAATTGAGCTGGCCCCATCACAGGGGATTGATTTGTCCATTTCCAATCAAAATTATCAATGATGCGGTTTTCAGACTGTGTTCCCCATCCAGAACCACTGACTTGCCATTCCACAATCATGGCAAAACCTTTGGTGCTGTGTGTCGCATAGCTGGGTTTATTGTCTGAATATTGCCCTAGGGTTCTAAAAACCTTAAAGACATAACGTCGAGAGGTTACTAAAGGCAAAATAACTGGATAATAGGTATTTTCATTGAGTTTTGATAAATCTAAATCCACCACCATAGATTCCGTTAAATCGGCTTTCACTTTATCTAATTTGCTGGATAACGTTTGTACCTGAGAGGTTGCAGACGTCACTTTGCCATCGATATTAGATACTCGCGTATTTAACGCATTTACCGTACTACTATCAGCTTTCCCTTTAAGAGTTGAATTGAGCGTTGAGATCTCTTGCGTTTGGGCTTGCTGTTTCGAGGTGAGGGTTTCTAATGATTTATTAATCGCGGAAACATTTCCATTCATCCGTGTTTCCAATGATTGTCTGGCTTTCGCTTCCGCCTGGTCACCTGTAACTCGCGCTTGCTTCTCTGCGGAGATGAGTCCTGCGGTGACTTTCGATAAATCATTTCCGGTATAATCACCACGAAGTTGAGTGGCTAAGGATTGTCGTTGTTGTGCTTCAGTTTTATCAGCCTCAATACGTGCTTGTTGCTCTTGTTTAATTTCGGCGGCCTGTGCTTCTGTTGCCGTTGCAACTTGGTTCATTCGCTCAGCTAATAATTTTCCTGCCTCCTCCAGTTTTTTTTCACTTTCTTCAATCGTTGCTCCATGCCTCATCAACTCAGATAAAATCTTGTCATGATTTATTCTCATCAACTCATGTAATTCAGTAATATCGAGTTGGTTAGCCTTGCTGTTGATCTCACCCAATAGGTCTTGTGTGAGTTGATCTCGACTAATTTGCCCCGCTAATTCCTCAAGAATTAAATCCGTTTGAGAAGAGCAAGTACCCGAAGCTTCCACAAAAGGTGATTTGCCATAGCTGTTGATTGTTCGAACATAAAAGTAATACGTATGCCCTGCTTTTAAATTCTCTTGCGTCCAGAAATTCCCTTGGCCAACTTTATTTGTTTTGGTGATCACTTCATTTTCAGAAAGATTAGCGAGCTTTTCCTCACTAAACCAAAACTCAAAGGTATAACCAAAGACAGCACTATCACCTTGTTTCGGTGCAATGGTCAGATTAAATAAGCCAGAGGTAACATCAATATGCTCAGGAGGCGGTGGCGCTTGAATAGCAAAATCACTGATAGCAGGTGCCGACATTGCGCCGGCCACGTTTGTTGCTCTGACTTCAACGCGATAAGTTCCTCGCGCTAATCCGTTAATATCAACACGCTCAGCCGGTACCTGAATAGATTGAATAACGTTGCCTTCTTGAAGAATAGTGACGGTGTTATAGCGCACATCAGTAGCAACATTCTGCCAAGAAAGTGTACCTTGTACGATGTCACTGACTGCAAGTGGAACAAAGGTAAGATTAATAGGTGAAGCAACGCCACCAGCGGGTAAACTCACAAATGGCGGACGCTCAAACGGTTTGCCAATCACATCTTCATATAAATAGGCACCATCCTCTTCCAACGTTAAAGCCACACCGTCTAATGCATGAAAAGACCATTCAGCAATACGGAATTCCAGCCCACTAATTCCCAAAGAAGGTAATTCTAAAAGCACAACTTCACCAGGACGATAAGCATAGCCGTCTAAGTTCATGGTCAATTGAACTCATCTTCCTGCTTTCTTTTTACGAAGATATTGGCGAGCTAATCGTTGGGCTTGATAAGGGCTAGTGACAAAACGATAGTCAATATTCTCTCGAATTTCTAAGCCATCCTCTTTCACCCATTCGTCCACAATCACAGGCGTGAAGTCGGTTTTTGTGTACAACTGTTCGGCATCAATAAACGTGCCATACACCGCATTCGTGGCGTCTTTTAAACCTGTTTCAGGGGTACAAGTGACGGTGCCAATCAATTGTGATTCGGTAATGGTTTTTATTGCCGGCCCATAATAAGCGCCGATTTGAATACCGTGTTTTCCTGCGGTAAATGTCGGTTCCGCGTTAATACATTTGTGCATCGCTTCCAAGACACTGGATGGACTCTCATTTAAGTCATAGGCGCCATTAAGGGTATATCGCGACTCAAATCCACCTTCTGGCAGACTCACTTTTTCATCACATAAATCGGCCGCCTGTTTAAAGCTGTCAAAATCAATATCCGTATCAGGCACTTTTAAATAATGGCGGTAATAATCCAAAATGACTAAAGCCCCATTATTACTCCATGCAGTTTGCCCAGTTCGAGGATCAAACAGATGTTTTCCCCAGACTTCACATTTCACATTGGGTAATCCATAAGGGAATTTTTCTTGGTCAAACGTGAGTGTCACACGTAACCACGCCAGACCTCGACCAATCATATCCTCTTTCCATGATGGGCAATTTTTAAGCATAAAGGGATCGGCATCTTCCCTGTCATTATGCAACTCCACTTCAACAACAGGTGCCGTGATTTTTAAACTCTTCAACCAAAGGTGTTTAACTTCATGGACGGTATATTCACCAAACGTCTCAATTAAATCATCCCCTAACCAAATCTTCCCGATTTTCTCTATGGGGTGCCCTGCTAACGCTAATGCCAGTGTGATTTTTTCGTTTTCATCTTGTTCCCCCGCTTCTTCTTCGGCGAAGAAAAGCAAACCCGATATCACTGTTTTTCCGACAATTACGGTTTCAGGCGCAGACGATGAACGTAACATCTGTTTGCGTTCACTGGTATCTCGATAATTCATGGAAGGCAGTTTTGGCTTAAAGATAAGCGAACCTGCGACTTGCACCGCAACGCCTGCTGCCATCAGCGCCATGCCCATCGCCGAGGTCACGCCGCCGGTAAATAGCCCCGCAATCATTAAGCCAGCACCCAAGACTTTTGAAATTAATCCACCACTCCCACCCATTATTCCACTCTCCACGCTTTGATTGGGTTAATCTGTACTGGCTTTACGCCTTGTGGGGTTACGCCCCAATAATGCCCCGCCCAGACCACCGCTAAACTGTCACCGTCCTCACCTTTAAACAGTACGAGGTCGCCACGCTGAACGCGCTCAATCTCAATGGATTTGAAATAGCGTGAAACGGCTTTCTCTAAGGAGCCAAATTTAGATTTGATCAGGTTGAAGGCTTCAGCTTTAGTTTTATAGTGATTGAGATAAGGCTTTATTGGCGAGAAACCGCATTGTGCGTAAATACATTCAGAGGCAAAAATACAACAATCAAATTTGCCCCATGAAAAAGGGCGACTCATCGCCGCCCTTATGGTTTCAGGTAATTTAAGTGTCCAGTTGGGTTGTTTCATTAAGACCCTTAGAAAACAAAAGACCCTCTAAAGAGGGTCGATAATTAAGTTATAACGGTTTAAATTTATTCCATGTATAGTTTATTTAAACATTAAATTAATTTTCAAGATTACGGATTTCTTCAACCATTTTCATTTTTCTTTCACACTCTACTTTTAAGTTATTATTAATTTTTTCACCATTATTTTTTGCTATTTCGCAGAAAGCACTTGCTCTACCAATTTCAACCGCTGCTACTATCGATTGGTTTACCATATCCTTGCAAACACTTTTTCTTTTTTGGTTTTCCCCATATTCACATACCAATTTAGCTGTGTTGGCGAAATCAAAATTATCCTCTGCATAAGATGGTTGTAAAAAAAAGGCGGAATAAGAGAATACAAAAAAAGTTAAAACTAATTTATTCATCGTTTCAGTTGTCCCGGTTTTCTTAAAAATAACTATTTATAAATAAATGCAGGTGCATCTTTCTTGCTGCCCCAATAAATAGCCCGTTCAGCCATTTGAGCAACATAACGAAAGATGCGATCACCTTGTCTTCGAGATGACCACGACTCATCGGTGAATCTATCGGGTAACCCGATTGACCATCGCTCGAATCGATTAGAAACATTAACACATACGGCATTTTCTTCGCCAGACACCACATTGATAGATGTGATTTGTCCGACAAATAAGACTTCAGCAAGAAGTGGTTTTCCCTCTTCACCGATGGCGACCATCATCAACCGGACTTCGCGTCCTCGACTTTGCTCATTCATCACCATACCCACCAGCGATTTATCAAAACCGGCTAATTTAAGCTGTAATTGTGGAGGACTGGTTGTCTTATTTTCTTTTAGCTGACTGATTTCGCCTAAACTTCCCACGCCCAAATAGGTTTCCCCCGCAATAATCAGTTGCCCAACGCCGGTATGCGCACAGGTGACGCCTGATTTCAAATCGAGTCTGGCGGCTAAGACAATATAAGCCCCCTCATTAATTGCTTTTACCATACCGTCAGAAAATGGATGATATTGCATTAGTACAACACCTCCTCAAAAGATAACGTGATATGGGTATACCCCAAGCGACGATGCTGAAATTTACCCTGTTCATTATCAACGAGCCGAAATACTCCAAAAGGACGCTCAACCTCAAGCTTTTCATTAACGGTAGGTGACGTTCTTAACATCGGTGAAATAGGGATACTGGCATACCCCTGATTATCACTGACCACATCAGCCACCACCATTTTGAGTTCATTGCCCACAGTTAAACGATCCCCTTGCTGTAACACGCGCATATTGCGCTTCCAGTCCTTTGTTTCTAGCCGATGACCTAATTGGCTTGGTATTGCAATACGAGGCGAACCATACCCATAACGCCCTTTTCTTATCCAACTGGCTATTTTGACTCGCCCCGACATGCCATCCAATGAAGCCACCAGCGCTTCTAACTGGCGCGATTTCTCTTCATTTAAATTATTGAATGTCAGTTCACAACGCCAACGGCTTCCCGGAAAGCGTACCGTCTGGCTACTTCCATTAAATGGCGAGGTAAAGGTTTTGCTGTTACTCAATAATTGCCAGTTTTCCTGTGTGGGGATCACCTCTTTTGGCCATTCAAGAATAGACATTTAAACTCCTAATGTTCTACGTGCTGTACCATTACTTTGAAAGTCTTGTAACATCATCGCGTGAGCTTTCTGTGCGCCTGCTTCTGTCCCTTGTTGTGCGGCTTCCTTCATTGCCTGCGCAAGTACAGCGTCACCATTTCCTGTCACCGTAATATGATTGACGATGGTCATTTGCACACCGCCTGCACGAGCTAACGTCGGTTGTGGTGTAATCGGTATTCGTCCTGCGACCGCCCCCACAAAGCCCCCTGAAGCATAACCTTGCGCCGCATGCATTAAGCGATAGAGATTGCCGACACCCAATTTAGCCGTCGCTTCTTTGGTAAAAACAAACTCACCACCATGCACAATCCCTTTAGGCTCAAATTTCCCGCCATGCCCCGTATAGCCACCGTAAGCATGCCCTTTGCTCATCCATCCCATATCAAAGCCCATTGCCTGACCGCCTGCTTCAATGGCTTTGAAAACCAACATTTTCATCACCATTCGAGTGATATCGGAGATCACCGCATTGGCAAAATCTTTAAAGCTTCCTTTACCCGTTAAAGCAAAATCGGCTAACGCATCAGACATATTATTAAGCGCATTGGTAGTGACATTTCTGACGTTCTCCATCACATCCATGGCCGACTCACTGAAATCCGATAAACCTTGTTTTAATCCCGCCATCGGATCACCTTTCATGGCCTCTCGTTTCCTCAGTTCTTCCTCAATTTGCTGTTTAGTGAGCTCGACATTGCGTTGTAAGTTCGCCAGCTCTTTTTCGCCTAAATCCACACTGGCTTGCTGATACAGCACATCAATCTGACGAAGGGCATTGAGCTTTTCTTGCTCTGCGCGCGATTTTCCTATCAAGGTAGTTTCAAATTGCATCTGCTCAATTTCTTTACTGCGATCATAAGCAAATTGCGCAACCGAGTTGGCACGCGCCAGATCATCAATGGCTTTCGCTTTTTCTTTTATCGTCTCAATCGCTTTGGGATCGATTTTTAAGATGGCATCAAACTTGTCTTTATTCTGTTTGATATCAGCTAATGCGGATGTGTATTCATTAAAGGAGGAGGTAGTGCCATACAGCTGAATACTTTGTCCATCTGCAATCAGTGAGGCTTGTTTTTCCTCTAATTCCGTTAAGATTTTGGTGTATTGCTTGGCATAATCAATGGTTGATTTGTGGCTGGGCTTATACGTCCGTTTGGCTTGCAATGCCAGTTGTGCCTCAATTTCCGCTTGTAAGGCTTTATCGTAGCCTTGCATATCTGGCGTAATTTTGCGTGAAGCCAATACATCTTCTGCATTTAATTTCGCTAATGCCTTCCCTGTGGCTTGCGCTTTTGCCACTGAACGTTGCGATTTTTCAATCGATTCATCAATCTGTTTAGCAATCGCCGTGGCGGCATTCACTTGGCTATTTGTCGCCTGAAGCGTGATATCAATGAGTGATTCATATTCAATGCCTAAACTCTTTAAACTCGCCTTAAGTGAATTGATAACGGCATCAACATTTTGTAACTCAGTGGCATAGCGTTTATATTCAGGAGCTTGATCGCCCACTTTTTCTTTGAGTGTCGCCAACATATTTTGCATATTGGCTCGCTGGCGCTCTAAGTTATTAACTTGCTCAGCATATATCCCCATCGCAGCATCAAGCTCTTTTTGCTTTTCAGCCACTCGTTTAAGGTATAAATCCCCCACACCTTGTTCAGCAAACGCCTTTTCACTCTCAACGCTGTATTTTGATAGACCTTGTAAGGAAATGACCTGTTGTTTAAGCTCCTCGACTTTCTCCAATTGCGCGTTAATGCCCGATGAAACTTTACTTAAATTCGCCACTAATGTGGCATTGCTCATTTTGTTTAACGCTTCTGCTGATGTATCAAGGGAATTGGCAAATTCAATCGATTCTAACTTGGCTTGTTTGACATTTTCGCTGTATTCATACAATCCCATGCCCAATGCCGCCACACCAGTCACCACTAATCCAATAGGGCCACCCGCTAATCCCATAACACTGTTAAGTGCTCGCCCCGCCATCGTTGATTGACGTCGAGCGGTCGTTAATGCACGTTGAGCAACGTTTTCGGCGGTTAATGCCTGTGTATAATTTAGAGAGGCTGTTCTTGCGAGTGACTTTGTGGCGATAAGGTTATCGAGTGCTATTTTTTCCGCGTTAGTGCCTCTAGCAACTTGATATTCCATTTTGGCTCTATTGAGCGCCGATGTGGCGGCTTCTTTATCCGCCCATGCCTTCCTCACGGCACTGGTTGCTGCCACACTGTTTGCCTCTGCACTCTGTAATGTGGCTTTGGCTTCATTCAACGTTGTCTGATTTTTCAGATAAGTGGCTTTCGTCCATTGAGAGAGTTTTGCTACCAATGCCGTGACGGCGATCCCTTCAACCACTTTAGCGACTAACGATAGATTATCGGCAAGAGTGGCCATCCCTGTGGTAAAAAGCTGAGTCGCACCTGTACCTTGATTCGCTTCACCGATAAATTTTGTCATCGCCGATTGAAGATTAGTAAAACCTTGGCTAACCGTTGTCACGCTGGTAGCAAATTTTTTATCCACACTGTCGGCTGCACGTTCTAAGGCTTGAATGACCTTCTCAATCGTCATTTCACCATCTTGGGCTTTCTTCCTTAGTTCACCCACACTAACATTCATTCCGTCAGCGATGGCTTTCGCTAACGCAGGGGTTTGCTCCATCACTGAATTTAGCTCTTCGCCACGTAACTGACCCGAGGCTAATGCTTGACCAAATTGAGTTAATGCCGCTTGGGCTGCGGTTGCACTCGCTCCCGAAATCGCCACGGCTTTTGAGACAGTTTCCGTGAGTTCAGCGACTTTTTGCTGACTTAATCCTAAGCGATCGGCATTATCCGCAAAACGTTGATAAACTTGTGCTGTGGCATCCAATGATTGATAAGTTTTCTGGGCAATATCATAGACGGCTTTTGTGGCTTTATTTAACTCGACAGAACTTTCCGTCACCAGTTTTAAGCGGTTCTGTAATTCCGTCCAACTATCAGCATAATTAATGACTTGATGAATGGATAATGCGCTTGCGGTGACACTCGCAAAACGGGCAAAAAGCGCCGAGGATTTTGCGGTTTGCGATACCATTCGCTCTTGTTGTACGGTGATAGCTTGAAGACTGACGCGAATACTTTGCCCAAATTGTTCTGTTTGGCGCTGGCTACGGTTGATCGCATTTGTGAAATTTGCCGTATTCAGCGTCAAATCAATATTTAATCTACCTAATGCTCCCGCCATAAATTCAATCCTTGGTATGAACACTACAAAAGCAAACTTTCACTCTGAATAAATGCAATATTCCTTGTTATTTGCTATTGATTTAATTATTGATAAACTGAAATTTCGAATAATAGAGGGGGTTTTATGAGACTTATTCTGGCGTTATTACTACCTTGGTTACAATTTTTCACGATTGGTCGCCCATTTGCTGGCATCTTCTGCCTTATCCTACAAATCACCTTAATTGGGTGGATCCCTGCGGCTATCTGGTCGGTTTATGCCCTTTCTCAATACAATACGGATAAAAAAATTGAGAAAATGTCTCGCGGTGGTTAACGATTAAGCCCCACTCATGTGGGGCTATCGATTAGCTAATACACTCTCAGTGACGTTATCCCACACCTCTTCTTCCGTGATTTTCTTCTTCCACATCGGCATAAAATCCATCAATTCAGGCGGAGACGTTTTCGGATCACGATTTATCATCGCAAGAAGATGCGCCACTTGTGCCATCCGATAATCCTCTCGCCATAAACCAAAGGGTTGTTTGCGATAAAAAGCTTCATATTCACACAAGTGGCTTTCGGGCATTTGCTCGATTTCTGTGAGCGTTTTTCCCAATGCCAACGACAATATCAGTTGGAATTGTCGTCGGTCTCCGAGTTTTTTTCGCTATTCCCCGCTTCTGCTGTAAACACCGCATTAGAGAACCCTTGCCCTAAACGATTAAGACCTTTTAAGTCTGCTTCATTTTCAGCATCAAAAAGCAGTTCCCCTTTTTCATCACACAACTTAAAGGCCAACATTCTGGCGACATCATATTCATCGTAGACACGATTTATCGCCTCATTAAATTGTTCGGGATCGTCTTCGTCTAAATAAATGTCCTGCGCTTCGGCGAGCTTGATTTTAATTTGACGAAGTTTGCGCTGAATGTAATTCATGGTGCCAACATCCAACTCTTTGACATAAAAGGTGTTGTCTAAATAGGTAAAAGGCGTCACTTTCAGTGCTTGGTTTAACACTAATTCACGCAATAACGCGTTAGACATAATCACTCCTAAGATTTTTTATCGAGAAGGGAGATGAGAAATAATAAGAGAGGTGAGTTAAGGGTTATTTCTTCACATTCAAATAATCACGGCCAGACAATTTAATCGAAATCCCCGAATCCATCATTTGTCCTACACTGCCATCAATATTCATGCCCGTTTCGACGGAGCCGTAATAAAACATGGAGCCTTCATCTCGTGTTAAGATCATTTTCACCGCAAATTTTTCTTTGCTGTTTTCATATTTACGCAAGAGTCGCTGCACATCACTGGAGCTATACCGTAAGAAAAAGGTCAATTTAATTGAGCCGTATTCCGTATCACCGGATTCATATTCCTTGCCATCACTGCAAATGGTGGTGACATCAATTTGTTCGGTTGTCGAACCGTCTTTGCTGAAACTTTTTACCGCACAGAAATTATTAGACCATTGAATACGTTGTGCTTTGGCGTTTGCAAAATCCGTGGGTAACGTTTTATCACTCCAATCCACTTCCTCACACAAGGTCACTTTATTGCCATCAACCTGTGCAATGGGGAAACGCCCATCTAACTCCCCTAAACCCGATAACATAATCATGTCATCCGCTTTCAGTTTATTATTGGCGATGGTAATGGTTGCGGGTGATAACGTCGCTTCCGTCACTGTCATCGCCTCCCCTAAGCCTGTTTGCACAAAGATCTTCGTGCCGAGGAAAGGCGTCGCTTTATGGTTTTTTGACTTTGCCATATCCATTCCTTATTTATCTGATGAAATCATTAATTCAAGAACAAGCCGATGCAATTTGACATCCGCTTCATACCCAAAGACCGCATTCACCCGTTGTGCAAATGGGATTGCCGCAACAATCTGAGCCTCAATTTTTTTACGCAAGACCATAAGGGGCTGTGGCTGTGGCGCATACACATCAAGTTGCACACGATAGTTGTCTAAATCCGTATCCTCCAGCGCATTGTTAGGCGTGATGCTGGCAAACTGGATCACAATGGCGGGATAATGCCCTTTGCCTTCGGGTAATACCTGAAAAAAAACCCTTCCATCGACAAGCGGTGAAAGGGTCTCTTTTAATTGCTGTATCATGATCTCTACCTTGCTTTTTCAATATCCTCTTTGAGTGTTTGAACAATCACTTTAGCCGTTGCTTCCTTTTTTGCTTCAAAGCTGGGGCGCATAAACGGTTGTGCGGGCATCTTGGCGGTACCAAACTCAACAAACCACCAATAAAACGGATCATTTGGGTTCAATGCCGCACTTTTCCCCGTTGCTTGTTTAAAGGCAGACACTTTTTTACCCGATAATGATTTCACCCAAATACGCGTTTTGACTTGCCCATTGCGCTGCACTTTCGTTTTAGAACGAATATTGCGCTTGATGGTGCCTTTGCGTCGATGAGGCACCGTTTCCTTAAGGATAGGCACTCGATGTTTGATTTCTTCCTTTAACACCGAAGCGCCTGTATTCATCGCCTTACGCGCACTTTGATTTCTGGTTTTACGGGCAATGTCTTGCATTCGTTGAGCGAGTTCAGACAGTCCACTGATTTTAATCTCACCCATCATTCACGCCCTCTTTGCACATTAATTGAAGCTCACGATGACGCTCATCAGGGTCAATAATCGAAATAATATTAAATATTCGCTTACCCCATACAATACGCATCGAGGTATCAATATCAGCAATATAGCGAATAAGAATTCGCGTTGTGGCCTCACTTTGTACTTGCTGGGCTTGAAAATATTCCCGCCCTTGATAAGGCATGATCGCTGCACGTACTTTTGTCGCATGATCTGTCCAAATCACATCACTGCCACTGATGGCATCAGGCGCTAATACTGATTTTTGAATATGAATAGTGTGGCGTAATCGTCCCGGATCCATTAACTACCTCGCCAATTTCGACAAAGCAGTAACAATCTCTCTACTGCTTTATTTTCATATAACGGAATTTCACTTTGGCTGGTTCGATGTTCAAACATATCCCCCAGCACCAAAAGCATGGCCGATTTCACTTCATAAGGGATATCATCAGGTGATTTCCATGTGGGTTCATCACACCATCTCAAACAATAATTTAATGCGCTTTGTGCATAAAATAGAATCTGCTCATCACGATCATCACCGCTGTATTCGAGATGCTGTTTTAGTAAAGAAAGAGGAATGACATCTAAGATATTCATGATGTAATACGGGATAGTTACCTACCCCGACCTATTACTTAAGCACTTCTTCCAGACGTTGGGAAAGTCCCTTTAATTAAGGCTTGAGGGCGATAATGGGCTAATGCTAAACGTTCTTCACACAAAATGGTCAGCATATTCTTCACAAAGTTATCACGATCTTCTCGACTCACTTCGATAACTGCATTCATTCGATCCCATACTTGAGACGCCAAATCAAATGCACCAACAGTAAACTCACCTTGTTTTTGTGCTTTTGTGGGAACAACAGGTAATCCCCACATTACATTTGAAGTAAACGCTTGTGGGCCACCAAAAATATAACGCCCTTCTTTATCTTTCATTAACGCAATGGCATGCCAATCACGAGGATTTAAAATAATACCGGAAGCACTAAATTCAGATTCTGTTACCTGATAAATGGCATGAGCAATCAGGTCAGCATGTGTGTCACCCGTAGCACTCAACGTGGTATCATAGGCCGTGGCAACATGATTAATACCCGTCAAATTATCCGCAGTACCGTCACCATTGAGTAATTGCTCCTCTTCCACTAACGCTAAGCCATACAATAAGCGGTTATTAACGTAAGACTGTAACTGCACAGCATCATCCATCACTTGGCGAGACGCTTGGATCCAATGAGCAATAGTGATCACATTTGCCGTTTGTTTTTCAAACGTCAGATTAGATTCTGGTTTTTGTGCCTTTTCTTTCACGGGTGCCGCGCTATTGGTAAACAATTTTTCACGTACATATTCCAGTGAGTTACTGGAAATACGACCTTGTGCTAATAAATCGCGGATAACTAAACGACGCATCCCCGGCATAATAATACCCGGTACTTGCATAGGCTGAATGAGAACACCGGCTGAACTCGCATCACTGCCTAATGATTTATTAAAGGTTTTCACTTCATAAGAAGCCTGACTCCCATTCCATGATTTTGTCAGCGCTTCTGCTGCTCGCTCAGAAAAATCTTTTTTCGCATTAGGATCATCAGCACTCGTTGCCCCTTTCTGCTCTAAATCAAACAGACGTTCACCGGCTTTTTTTAATTCCTCTTGAACTAAGACTAAATCTGTTTGTAATTGCTTTGAAACTGCGCCAGTAGCTTCAATTTCTTTCTTCTGTGCATCGAAGAGCTCTTGCACCTTTTTTTGTGATCCTTCGATGGCTTCTTGGATAATAGCTAAGTCAGACATATTCTATCCTTTCAGATTAAATGCATTAATTTGGTTAACAATGGATGCGACTAGGGATTGTTGAGTGTCATCGGACTCACTCCGAATAGCGGATTTGAAGCGGGAAATAAAACCGACTGCTTCTGATTTTGATAAACCGGCTGACTCTCTCAGCCAATCCTCAATATCTCGGATCGTTAATAACCCATCGATGCTCTTAAGTGATGAAACCTGTGCTTGGTCATTAGCGGGAAATGTACAAATACTGATTTCACGTAACAGGGAGATGTTTTTAAAAATACGGCCTGAAGGTGTCCGCTCAAAATCATTACGCAGACAACCGAATCCGATAGAAAGCCCGTCAACCGTGCCATGCTTCATCGCCGCTTTTAAATCTTGAGCTGCGCTATGACCGGGCGTCAGTTGTCCTCTCACTCGTAATCCTTTTTGATCTTCCTCCATGTACTCCCATTTCCCGACAGGAAGCTCCCAGACTCGATGGTTATAAAACATAGCGACTTTTTGTTTTTGCTTATCTAAAACATGCTTAAACGCACCGGGTAAAATAATGTCACCATCGAGATCTTGATGACTAAATACGGAGGCATAACCTTCGAAAACGCCTTGTGTGCCATCTCCCGTAAATTTGATTTCTGCTTCATCAAAATTCAGTGTTTTTCTAATATCAGGCATTGAACCCCCATAAATAATTAAGCCCCACTTTCGTGAGGCTCTTTATTGAGTTGGTTAATCGGTAAATATTGTGCTTGCCGGTAAGCGACATCCCCACCTTCAAGAGGAGGATAATTATCGAGCCGTCGCATTTCATTAATGGTTCTTAGTCCGGATTCTCCCATCGCTTTCATAAACGCGGCACGTGAAGTGGAATCGCCACGCAATAACCCATCAAGATTATGTTCAGCATGGTATTTCCCCACTTCTGGTGGTTTTAGAAGCCAACGTGCAATGCAGTTTTCCCATCGGGAGATATAGGGTTGTAAGGTATATTGAAGAAAACCTAAGTTTTGTTGCTCAATACCTGTTCCCCAACTTGTTGATTTTTCAACATCGCCGACTAAGTGCGGTGGAACACCAAAGAAACGGGCTAATTCACTGACTTGAAATTTGCGGGAAGACATTGTTTCTGCATCTTGAGGACTAACACCAATATCTTGTGCTTGAAATCCCCCTTCTAAGATCCACAATCGTTTTTTAACGGGACCACCCGCAATTTCTTTGAAATTCTCTTCAAGTTGGCTACGTTGCTCTTTATTTAATACCTTATCACCCGTTGTCAGAATTTTAGGAGACTTAGCCCCATTGGCATAAAACTCACGTTGTTGATCTTCCATCGCAACGGCCGTGCTTGCTGTCTTACACGCATAAGCAATAGGCGACAATCCAACTAATCCATTAAAACCAAACCCTTTTAAATGAAAAATTTCGTGTTGTTTAAATTTCGCAAACTCATGATCACGCTGATATTTATAGATAATATTCTTCCCCTCCATGCGTACATCCATATTGGCAGACAACAGAGGAAGCAAGCTGATCACATCACCGACTTTATTTCGCTCAATCAAGGCGAAAGCATTACCATAAAAGCAAAGCTGCATAGTCATTGCCTCTCGGAATTCTTGAGCGGTCATATATTGATTGGGCGAATATCGCAGTAATCGAGCCAATGGGTGACTTAAATCAACTTTGGTTCTATTTCCCTGTTTATCCGTTTCGAACACATCCAGTGGCAAACAAGCCGTTAACGTCGAAATTAAGCTAACACAACGCCAAACCGTGGATATTTGAAGTATTCGCTCATCATTTACAGAAGAATCACCAAGCGAGCCTTGCGCTGAGATAGCGCCTGATTGTGAACCTTGTTCAGGTGTCACAAGTCTTCCCCCAACAAAGAAGGAAGCCAGACGCGCAAACCAACCATGATTAGTGCGCAAATCGATTGAATATTGTTTATCTGTCATCACATACTCAATGGGTTAGAGAAAAAATCTTCAAGGTTGCCATCATCAACCTCACCTTCCGCAGCACCAATCGCCATTGCTGATGCCACCACACCATCAATTCGACCGGTGCTTTTTTTCTTGGCAAAGACGCGGTTATCTTTTTGGTCAGCTTCAAGCACAGCGGATGCAGCATTCCATCTCAAACAAGGATTGGTGTGGATCTCAATCTTCTTGTCATCAATGAGCTGTTCAAATAGTTCGATAGAGTGTGGCATCCATAGCCCTGAGTCTTTAGCTTTGTAATATCCTTGTCCATGCGGAGTTAAAGGAACCGTCACGCCCACTTCATCGAGTTTGGGTACAAGGTATTTAATGCGATAAGGGTCAAAGGCAATGGCTCTTATGTTGACGTGCATCGCCATCTCAGCAATGCGTTCTGCCACAAATTCATACCTCACCGCATTCCCTGGAGTGGTATGCATAAAACCTTGCCTTACCCATAAGTCGTAAGGCACTCGGTCGGTTTTCGCTCTATCCAATAAGGTGTCTTTGGGTGTCCAAAATTCAACGTAAAGACGTTTAAGGCGAGGAAAATACAAGGCTAATGCGGTTAAATCTTTGGTTCCCGATAAGTCCAGCCCGCCATAACACTCTTCACCTTGAAGATCATCGAAGGTGAACGTGTTTTCACATCTCATCCATGTTTCACTGTTAATCCATGGATTATCGGCATCCACCCACTGACAAAAATTAAGCCGACGCACAATGCTTTCTTTCGCGGGCATACCTCGGGCTTGTGTCACTTGCTCGCGTAAATAGCGATCAGAAAAGGTGTAACCCAGTGACGGATTGGCTTTCCCCCAGCAAGACTCATCCTTAAAGGGATCATCGCCCTCATCCAGTGAGCATATATAGGAAAAGAAGCTGTCGTCTTCGATAGTGCCTTCGGCAACTTTTCGTCCGTATTCATGATAGTCATAACACACACTGGTTTTATCATGCCCACTATTGGTGATCATAAATATCAAGGCTTGTCGCCGACCTTTTGTGCCTGCTCGCATCATCTCAACGGCGGTATTATTTTTATGCTCATGAATTTCATCTATCAGCGCACAATGGGGACGAGGCCCTGATTGCCCATCATCTGAGCTAATCGGGCGAAAGAATGAACTCGTTTTCAAATAAGCCAAGTTCCACTCTTTGCCTGTTCCGCCTGATTTAGTGATCCGCTGACTTAATGCAGGAGATTGATCAACCATCGCCACCGCATCACGAAACAAAATCATGGCTTGGTCTTTTTTCGTGGCTGCCGCATACACTTCGGCACGCGGTTCACTGTCGGCGACTAAACAATACAACCCAATGCCGCCTGCCATCGGGGATTTTCCTGAACCTTTGCCTGATTCAACGTACACCATGCGAAACCGGCGTGTACCATCAGTCATTTTCCAGCCAAAAATGGAGCCAATCACAAAGCATTGCCAAGGCAATAAAATAAACGGTTTTCCTTCATGCTCCCCGCCATTGAGCTTTAAGACTTTCGCGAAAAAGTCGATCACCCTTTTGACAGCCTCAACATCCCAGACTAATCCTCGTTGCTCGGCTTCATTTAAATCTTTGAGATGGCGCGCACATGCATGACGAATATCAGGCCCCGCTAAGATTTTGCCTTGATGCACGTCTTGCGCGTATTGCGTTGCGGGATCAACCGAAATATTGGTTGAGCGGATCTTCCTCTTCTTCTCCACCATCCATCTTCACCTTCGAACGAGCGGCGGGGGTTAAACCAAACTCGACTAAATAACTTTTAAAACGGCGATCTGCATCAGCCAACATGGCTACAGCAGGATTCGCTTTAATTAAAAAATCCCCTAATTGCGTTTTTGTGGTGTATGTCCGACCTTCAATGGCAATGGTGTCTCGCAATTGAAGAATATCGGCGTAGATATCACACAACCGTTCTAATGCCAGCGTGTCAGCCACGGTTAAAACGCCCATTCCATCGAGTAATAAGGTTAATTTTGCCCACGCCATTTTCCCCCAATCCGTTAAATGTTCGGGTGGGCTTGGAATTTCACGTTTGGGTTGGGGTTCTTTATCGTTGAGTTTTCGTTTTCCCGGATTACCGGTGACCACCTTCAAGTGGGTCGGTTTCGGGCGTCTTCCTGCCATCGGAACCTCCCAGAAAAAAACTTTTCATTTCGCGGTTGTGCACACAAATGAGGGCGCTAGGTAATCAGGGCGAAAGTGTTTGAACTTTTACCCCGCCCCCACCCTGTATTTCATGATGTTATTGATGCCAATGAGAATTGGGATCGAGTGGAATGCCATTCGCATTACAGCCAATGACTTTGCCACTCTTTTCGATACGTTGTTTGGTTGAGTTATGATGCAGTTCGCATAAGCTTTGGAAGTTCTTTGTGTCCCAGAATAAGGCTTGGGCTTTTGCGATACGTTCTTTATTGCCTGATTCAAGTGCTTCTTTAAGACGATGCGGAGTAATGTGGTCAACTACTGTGGCAGCAGTAATACGTCCTTGATCTTGGCACATGACGCAAAGTGGATGTTCATTAAGAAACGCTAATCGCACTTTAGCCCAGCGACCACCATAGACATTGCGCTTTTTCATGGTTTATTTCTGACAACATCAGTTTCTATTGATGATTGCTTATTGCAGGTAATAATTCCTTTGAATATAGCGTCACTAGACGTACTAAAACCTAAAGAATTATCACTACTAATAACATAATGTTCATAATCAGCCTTATCCGCCCATTGATTATGAGTGGTTGCTAGTGTGATGATAGTTTGATTTATCTCATGTATTTTTTTTAGCAATTTATCTGGCTTATCAATACTATTTAAATCGATGATTTTTATGTTTCTTGGATCTGTATAAGGAAATTGCCCTGAATGACAAATTGCTATGAATTCTTTATATAGGTTGCTTCTCTCTTCAATTAGCTGAGATATTTCTTTTTGCAAGTAAACACAATGACCTATTGCCTCATAATTAATCTGTTTGTTTGACATAATAAACTCCAATAAAAAGCCATTAGGGCCTATTCATCGTTAGATATTAATTAAATCAACATCCTCAATTTTAAGGATCGCTATTCAATACCAGGAATATAGATTTGAGCTTCTTTAAGAATTCGTTCCCTCGCTGTTAGTAGTAACTGCTTTCTACCACCAACTCCCCAGTTAGCCATCGTCCTTGCACAGTTACTTATATTTTTAGTTTCGGTATTAATGACATGATCTAGCTTGTTCAACTTAGACATAACATCTAATCCCTTCCTCGTAGCCTCTTTAAACGTGTTGTAGACAAGGATTTCAAATTCTGGCTTTAACCAAGCTGCATATCTAATAACGACTAACTCTAAAGCCCAAGTTCCCTGATTGAGTCCACCTTTAATCACTTTAACCGATGCACTTTTTGTTGCATCGCTTAAAGCTTGAACAAATCGCCTTATTTGACGACTTTTCAAAAATGCACCAGGCCTTTGTGATTCCGTTGCTTTACCATCCGCAACAGCGGCCGCATGAAGATCATTTAAATTATATCTACCTTCACTATCAACACGGACAGACACACCATTAATACTTACTCTTGGATATTGCATAACGTATTACCTTCATTTGAAATGAACCCTCGTTCACATAGAAAATCAGCCCGTCGAAGCTCGCCAGCTATAACTGACTTCCTCGAAGGCTCATATCAAAGTGATTGGATTCGACGTTTTTGAATTGCTCTGTGAATGAGCGATGAAATGCGTATAAAAAAAGCCACCAGCGATTAACTGATGGCTATCCATATACGTCACTAAATAAATGACGTTTGTAGAATTAAATATATTGATGTCTCTCCATCGTCACGCCCCTTCTTCTACCTACAGCTGACGTTGCTGATAATGACCGAAAAATAACAAAACGGCGGTATTCGTTGTTTTTGACTCTCACTATGTGCTCTCTATCGAGAAATAAATAGGTCATGGCTAACATAGGAGACGGCGACAACGCGACGCTTTCTATTTCTATTGGCATTGAAATAAGAGTAGCGGTATGATTTATAGGTATTTATTTTTCGCTTAAATTTAGCCCCACGGTAAACTCAAACTCGCAGGGTTATTTTATTTGTATTCAATAGTTAATTAAAAAAACAATTGAAAGTATTCAATTCGCTTATTTGCTTAACAAAGCGATACTGAATTAATATCACTATATTCCTCTTGATAAGTTATTTATTTAATTTTGTCCATGCGTGATGCTGGAACTTATTTTTTATCACTAATGTGAGAAGCTTCACACAAATAATAAATTTAACTCATATTTCTTCTTTATATAAAAATAAGTTGAATATTTTTACTAATATTAAAAGTTACTAAAGTAAAAATTTATTTACTCTTTTATTTTATCCCATTTTATTTTTATTAATAGTGATTAGTCTAATGGACAAAATTTACATTGCATCATCTAAAATTATTTCTGTTGCTTACGATTATCAAACTAAAATGCTAGAAATCGACTGTAAACATGGAGAACAATATCGATATAAGGAAGTACCATTCAGTATTTACCAAGGTTTAATGGCATCAAATTCTAAAGAAAAATTTTTTCATGCCATGATTGAACATAAATACCCTTATAATTAAATAACCTTATAGTTACCATTTAATATTATTATTCTTATTTTTATCACAAAAAATATCTTTTTTAAAAGAAAACAAAAACACAAATAAGAATCATTCCATCTGACTTATTAAAACTATTTAGCAAATTAATGTTAAGTATATTGTAACCACTTATTAAAATAATATTTTTGCCGCACTATAGGTATATTCACTTATAAGTGCTATCTTTATTAAGATTGATATTTTTTCGACAAATTTCAGTTTTGCCCTCGTACTCTACGTAGGGCTTTTTTTTAGTTCACACACTCCACTCTAATGTAATTCTGCAACCCTTTAATCATTTGCTCTGACTCTGCAATTCGTTCTCTGAGTAACCAATAATGTCGGAGAGCGGTGTCAGTAGGTCGGGCGGTGGTTGCATAAGCCAAGCTGGTGGCGGAAGTGGTTTTGCTTTTTGGGCACTCGGCTTTGATATACACCCGCTCAGGATGACGCTCGCTAATATCACGCAAGCGACTAATTTCATTCTTGGCATTCGCTAACTCCTGCGTATATTGAATATCCAACTGATTTAATCGCATTATGCGTGCTTGATAGTCAGTATTAATAGACTTCTGTTCTTCGAGAGCAATCGTTAGTTCTTTGTTTGTTTCTACTAATAGATTAATTCTGTTAGCTTGCCAATTAATCACCCAATAGCCTCCCACAATAATGCCTACCATCGCAATGACGGCATAGAGTTTTCTGTATTTCATGATTAGTACCGATGATGTGAGAGTGCAATCTGACAGCGCTTTTCTAAACTCACTTGGTCTTTAGTACATGTGTTATCAATCAAGAGATAAATTCCACCAGCGACTGTAATGAGTAATGCAAGAATAAAGCTGATAATGATGATTAAAGGTTTCCATGACATAGTGCTGACTCCGCCTCTCGACGACTAACAAGCCCTCGCCAAACCTTTCCACCCGCATATACCCAACGTTTTATTTCTTCACAGGCACCCGCTCCATCACCCGTATTTAGCTTCTTGAGTAATGTTGAGCGAGCAAATGCGGTCGTTCCCACATTAAAAGCAAAGGAATATAAAGCGGCTTTGGTGTAGTCATCGAGTGGTACTTTGATTAATGTATCGACTTGCTGTTGTGTCTTAATAAAATCGTTTTGTAATAACGCATCACATTCTTGTTGTGTGTATGTCTTACTTTGAATAATGTCTTTACCTGTGTGTCCGTAACAAACCGTTAGAACGCCCGCCACATCACGATAAGGTTCATAACGTACACCTTCAAAATGGGCTATCACTACTAACGCAATTGCTGTTGCTCCTGCTGTTGTTATCGCCACTATTTTCTGTTTGAGAGACATTAAATATCCTTTGGCGCTTTCACCATTAATTCAGCAAGCCTTTTTAGGGTTTCAGTTGGGTTTTGTGGGTCAACATGTCGAACAAGCTCTTCAAATAATTGAGTGCGTTTTCGTTGTTCTCGACGAGTCATAAAATAAGTAGCTAAACCAAGAACCATGCTGAACGCCATCCCGATAACAAATCCCCATTCATATAAAGAGAGGCTTGCAAAAAATGCCGTTAGGCCTGCTGTTCCATAAGTAACATTGGTTAATTTATCCATACGCATAGTCACCCCCAAAGGAGTGTCCGTTGATGATGAGTGTGAGAGAGTTAAAAGTGAAACGATAAAAATTAGGCGGGCATTGATACTTTAAGTGCCTTTAATAAACCTTCAGGCAACTGTTCTTCCAGTGACGCATTAGAAACAATCACAAGACCATACATAGATATCCATGTATTCGTTTGTTGTAAGTGTCCCTGAATAAATTGCCTCGCTTTCTCTAACAAATAAACACAACTCTCTTGTGTGTTTTTACGCCAATAGGATTCAATCGCCACCAGCAATGGAGCACCAGCATCACTAATTTTTTGCAAGCCGATTCGATATTGTTTTTTACCTGCGGGAGACGTTGTGCAAATTAATTGTGTCAGTTGTTGAGCTTCGCCATCAGTCGTATGGATATTCGCCGTTAAAATGACGGAGGTATTCTTTTCACTGTCTGTTTCTGAGGCATAGTGAAGACTAAACTGTAATTCGCTTATCTCTTTTGACATAACACTTACCGATTTATTTAGTTAATAAGGTGCCGACTCACAGCTCTTGTGTGAACGTGAGGTGTTGTGATTGATTCTGTGGTCGGCGTAGACGAAAAGGCTACAAAGTAACCTTATTTAATTCAGGGTTGAATATATCAATGAGAATAATTATCATTACAATTGTATCAACTTTGACGAGTAGGATACGAATAAGTACGACATACTTCTTGCGTTTACTTTATATGCCGACATAGCTCCTAGCGCGTCGGCATTTTTTTATTAAATTAATATTAATTTTTTGACTTAAAATGACGTCATAATATTGACAGATTAATGATAATAATTATTATTTACATCAATGTTTAGGCTTCATTTAGTCCTAACACATTGCTCTCATTATCGTTCTTTTTGCAAATGACTTATGCCGACATCCCCTAGTGCGTCGGCCTTTTTTTATATAAAAAAACCCCGCCGAAGCGAGGTTTTATATATTCAACTATTTAATGCTTAACTCATTTGAGCTGTCATCACACTTTTGCAAAAGATACATTTTGCGCCATGTGGATTGTTCACTGTGACATCAAATTGTGATGTTCTATATTGTGAACCGCTACAACAAGGGCATTTAAAATAGAGGCGAATAGTAATAGCGCCTTTAGAGAGCCACCACGTTGCCTGCTGCTGGACCTTTCATACCATTTTCAATGGTAAATGAAACTTCTTGGCCTTCCATCAGAGATTTGAAGTCATCACTTTGGATTGCAGAGTAATGTACAAATACATCTTTACTTCCATCTTTAGGGGTGATGAAACCAAAACCTTTATCATCGTTAAACCATTTTACTGAACCAGTCATTGTATTAGACATAGAATTTCCTTTAATTTATTTAATTTGCCATAAGGCATATGAGGGTTTGTTTTTTATTTTTACTTATGGGAATTAATTAGAAGGAATTCGCAATGAAGTGGTATCGAGGATAACGCTAAACGGTGAACAACTTTAAACTGACTAACATAAATAGGCCTGTACTTCCAAACCAGTGATGTCATTAAGCCATAGATGAACTCAGATAGCAAACTTTATTTTATATATAAAAACCCCGCAAAAGCGGGTTTATAAGTTAGTTGACCTTGATGTCACTCTTATCACAATATCATCATTTTTACGATCGTAAAGCGCTTTATGTGACTTTTTCTATGTATCGATCCATTTCTAAGGAGACATCTAACATCATTAACATACCCTCTATTATCCCTTCTGCTTTTTGCAGTTTTTTTCCTATGTGAGTATCAGAACAATTGTGCTTGTTAGCCAGTTGCATAAATGTCATTCCGAATAAATAGTAATCGAGTAATAGGTCATGCATCTCACTATTCTTTTTATTTAATTGAGCCATGCAACTAGAAATAATTATTGCATCGTCTTCACAGCATTGAGGACGAGCTTTAACCTTGCTTGGTATTAATCCACTAAATCCCGCAGCAATCGAATACCATTGAACCGACTCAGTATTATCAGCCGCCCAAGCCCCCCATCGTTCTAATACCTGTTGAATATCACGCATTACGCCACTTCCTTATGTTGTCTTGAAAACACTAACTCTCTTACTTCACAGGCCTCTATTAACATGTCATTAAAATCGCCATTATCAGGCCATCTCACACTGACTGTTTCTACATCATTATTAGAAAGTAGGTTTTTATGTGCACATTCCATAGCGGCTGCATGCCCAGCAGCACTCCAATCCATATCTGTAAAGATAACAAGGTGAGTCACACCCTTCGGTGCTTTGAATTTTTTCATGAAGTTGGTATTGATAACCGACCAAGTATTGACACCATAGAGTTGCTTACAAGAAAGTGCCGTCTCGATACCTTCAGCTATGCCAAGTGTAGTATCGACAGGAAACATTCTTATCGCGACAGATTCTGCATACTCTAAATAATTATCTTCCTGTACCGCTGTCATTTTTTTCACAATATCAAGAGGGGCTTTTTTATCCCCTTGTAAATACGTTCTATGTAAATAACAGAGTTGCCCTTTAGCATCAGTGGCTAATGACCAAATAGCTTGAAATTTGTCAGAACTATTACGAACAGGTTGATGATCACAATAACGAACGTTATCAAGTGGTAACTCAAAAACACCTCGATTATGTAAATACTGCATGGCGGGTGTATTTTTCAGTGTTGATAATTTAGAATAACAGCCTGTAATGCGTTGGAATAAATTATTCTTATTTGTTTTGCTTGGTAAAATCTCTTCTTTTTCGCGGTGATTACCAATCAAGACATCAATTTCATCTGCTAATGTTTTGAAGTCTTTGCCTTGTGTTCTTTCCAGTAATTGAAAGCCATTTCCCGAACCGCACGTGCAGATGTAAGTTCCTCGCCCGTCTTTATCATCAATACGAAATTTTCCTTTTTGCCCGCAAATAGGGCATTTCCCTTTAAAGTGCTTACGCCCCGTTATAGGAGGTAACCCATAATGTGCAAATATTTTTGCCCATTGCCCTTTTACGGCATCAATCGTATTCACAGTAAACCTCCTTGTTGTGGCTGGTGGCTAATTTGAGTACGTAAATTTTGAATATTGGCTTGTGCCTTCTTGCGAGATTTAGCAAAGGCAATTTGTTTGTACTTAATAAAGTTACTCACTTCGGGAGTGATTTCTTGTGGTGTGTTATGAAAGCCTCGTGGCCATACCCCAAATTTATCTTTAAAGGTATTAGCAACCCAACCATCACTTATCGGTTTACCCTGTGTCGCTCGTTGGTTCTGGTAGTATTTCAATTGAGACCACCAGCTTTGCTTGTCTTCTCGGGTGTAAATGCGCTCTTTTTTATTCAGTTTTTTGATGTTTCGGCTGGTATCAACATCGATATCTTCACCCACTAAAGGTTTAAACCCACATTTAGGGCAAACATAAACACCTGCAGGTTTCATGTAATGGCAAGAGGAACATTCTTTCGGTTTCTTCTCTCGTTTTTCTTGCTCTCTGCTAGACGAAGATTCACTCATACCGTCGTTTTTGGTAGGCAGTTCGTCATATTCAATATCATCGGGATAACCTAAGCGGTGAACTGAGCCGGAGTGATCAAAAATAAGGCAAGTCTCTTTTCCTGGTGCGGTACGTAATCCTCTTCCAATAGCCTGACACCAACGAATCTCTGATTTAGTTGGACGGGCGTAAATAATGCAACGGACATCACTATCAAAGCCGGCAATCAATGTGCCCACACTTACAAGCACCTTGGTCGCTCCTTGCTCAAACCGATGAATAATGATTTGACGCTCATCATGTGGCGTATCTGCGGTGATCACTTCAGCATTCACACCTGCACGATTGAACTCGACGGTGACAAAATTGGCATGACTGACTGTGACGCAAAAGCAAATCGTAGGTAGGTTTCGTCCATTCACAAGCCAGTTATCAACAATATCCCCCACCAAATCTGCACCACTCATGATTTCAGCAATCTCAGCTTCTTTGTAATCACTACCAAACTCTGCGTTGCTGGACGATTTTACTTTTGATAAATCGGGTTTAGTCGGCGCATAGAACTCGTATGAGCTTAAATCACCACGTTTGATTAACTCTTTCATGGTGGTGGGTTTGATCAATGTTTCGTAGTAATGACCAAGGAATGGCGCAAAAGGCGTACCAGATAAGCCTATTACCTTGAATTCACTTTCTCTGATCACTTCTAATATTTTCTTACGGCGTAAATGTGCCTCATCGATAATGAGTAAATCGATGTTGTCTGGAAAGTCTCTACGAATCACGGTATCTGCTGATGCGATTTGAATTAAACGAGTCGGATCATAATTGGGATGATCGCGCCATACATAGCTAATTTCTTCTGCTGGCAATCCATACTCAATAAAACGACTAACCGTCTGATCAATTAAAATGGTGTAAGGAACAAGAAACATCACTCTCATTTCATGCTGAACATGTCCATCAGTAATAAACGCAGCTAATGCCGTTTTTCCGCTTCCTGTTGGGCTATAAATCATGAATGTTCTATTTTGCTTCCATGCCTGACGTAACATCGTCAATCCGCGTTCCTGTGCAAAATTTGGTGTGATTGTTAACATCGGTTTCCTCATTTGATAACTAGCTCTGCCAAAGGAAGGGATTTATTTTTATTTGGACGTCTAAACGGCTGTGGGGTTTTTACCCTCTATAGAGATCTATATTTAAGATCTAACTCCTTCCTTGGCTGTGCCTTCCCTAACACCCCTTTCAAAGATCACCCCCCTTTCCCCCCTAGAAAGTTTTCCCCTCTTCCCCAGAAAACAGTCTAGACGGCTAAACGTCTTAACCTCCAACACCTCCTAAATCTAATTACTGCTAAATCGATAACGGCTTTGCTGTATACCCTTGCATTGGTCTCTGATAATGCTCGACAAACTTTCTCAGTCTCACATTGGCTTCATGGCGAGCTTTGTTAGCCTTACGGTAGGGAACTTGTTCACGTTCCCATTCCGCTTGATAAACTTCCGAATATTTAATTAATGCCTTCTGCCGATTAGTTGGTTTTAACTTCATCAGTTGTTCCTGAATCCACTTAGCATCATCAGGAAAGTAGTGATCAGGCATCGGCATGTTGATTTGGTGCACCTAATTGCTCCTTGATTTTGTTTGGAAATGGTTTTATTTCTTCAGCTTCATACCCTCCTAAGCCATTAGTAGAAATGTAAATAATTCGTCCTTTTCGTAAAGCTTGGCTAATTGCAGTTTGATGTACACCAAGTAGCTCTGCAGTTCTTCCTTGCCCATTTTTTCTAACAAACTCGGATAAAAGTTCTTTTTGCATTTAATACCTCCATAAGCAGAATAATACTATAGATATTATTATAATCAATACCTAGAGTATTGGAATATTAATATTAATAGTATTAGGATGTATTCATGAAATTAGAGAAAAAACTGACGACAGAACAGCTTGAAGACTGCTATAGGTTGAAAGCTTTGTATGAGTTAAAGAAAAAAGAGCTTAATCTAACTCAGCAACAAATAGCTGATGAACTAGATATTAGCCAAGGAGCCGTTGGTCATTATCTTAATGGCCGAAATGCTCTTAACTTACAAATTGCCTCTGTTTTTGCTAAAAAACTACAAGTATCAATATCTGAGTTTAGCCCATCTTTAGCTAAAGAAATAACAGAGTTATCAAAAAGATTTGATGCAAATGTCAGCAGCCCAAGACCTTATCGACCAGCTCCTAAGTACCCTGTTATTAGCTTTGTTCAGGCGGGAAATTGGACTGAGGCTTGTGAACCATATACGTTGAGTGAGATTGACGAATGGTACGAATCAGAGGTTGCTATTCAAGGTTCCGCTTTTTGGCTTAAGGTTGAAGGTGATTCAATGACGGCCCCAGCTGGAGTAAGTATTCCTGAGGGATCGCTAGTTCTTGTTGATACAGGAAGAGAGCCTATAAATGGAAGTTTGGTGATAGCTAAACTGACTGAAACAAATGAAGCAACATTCAAAAAACTTGTTATGGATGGCGCTAAATATCTTAAAGCACTAAACCCGGCTTACCCGGTTATTACAATTAATGGCAACTGTAAGATTATTGGTGTTGTTGTTCAAATGATGATGCGCTTTGTGTAACGCAATGGCCTGACGACACGTTTTAGGGTGTGGTTGATAAATAGTTATTCCGGAATAAAACTGGATATTTCCTATCTACCAAGGATATGTAATGAAAAAAGAATTATTAACAATAAAGTATGATGGAGAGGCGCTGTCTGAGCATAAGATAGATCTTGCAGTCTTATCTGAATCCCTTTCAGGATTACAATTACTTATTAGCGAAGTAAATCTAATACTCAACGGAACAAATGATAAAATTGATGTAAAGGTTGAACCGTTTAAAGCTGGTTCTTTTGAATATCTACTTGATATTGTTCAGCATCCATCTGAATATTTGGATATATTGTCGGTAATTGGATTAACAGCAACAGCAGGATCTGCGGCTAAAGATTCATTAATAAGTTACATAAAAGAAATTAACAATAGAACAATTAAGAGAATGTCTTTTACTCAAGACGGCGATTGCAAAATAGTCTTAGAAGACGATGAGAGCTTAGTGACACCCTCTTTTTTTGGGAAATTACTCACCAGTAAGACTATCAGGAAAAGCTTAGATAAGGTTATTTACTCGCCATTGCAGCATGAGGGATATGAGTTAATAAAAATAAATGATAGTGAAGGAAATGATATCGTTGAATGCTCAAAAGAAGAAAGCACTGCTTTCAAATTTAACAACAGAAGTAAGATTATCGACCCAATCACTCATGAAGTTATTATTGACGATGCGCCTATAACATTTTTAACTGTTCATAGAGATAAAAACACAAATTGGAGAGCAGAATATGAAAGCTCCCCAGTAACAATAACTATGAATGATGATGCTTTTTATACTAAAATAATAAAAGGTATGGAATCTCTAGTATTCAGTTCTACTTACTTAGTTAAGTTAAAAATAACAGAAGAACTAAATACTGGTGAAAAAACATACTCCATAGAGAAAGTATACCAAATTCAATAACAATAAATTAGGAGGAAAAGTCATGCAGACATTGGCAATTTGGCTGATATTTTTCGGCTCACTTCCTCCATTGTACTTAATATTTAGAATTTTTTTTGATTGGATACTGTACCAATTGTTGCCTGAAAAAAAAGTCCTTGTTGAGTTCGAGGGAGGGGATGGTAAAGCAGAGCAGATTGTACTTACAGGGAAAACACAAAAAGAATTGTATAAAAAAGCCATACAAGCCCTAAGGAGCAGGGATGTCACTGGAAGAGAATAGTAATTCTGCAGACAATTCTGTGTCCAATAAAATCCAGCAAAATACTGCAAATATGTCTGCAATGTTACTTTCTGGAGCTATCTCTATTTTTCTTAGTGAATGGGATTTTATTCTTTATGGCTTTAACTTATCCCAGTTGAAACCTGTTGCTTTTGCTGCTTTACCAGCCTTTGCACTATCCATATCTTACGCAGTAAGAAAATTATGGTTAATGAGGAAAATAGGCGCCTCTCAAAGAGGTATATTGTCAGAAAGTGAAAAAACCATCGATAGAATAAAGAAAAGGCTTGAAGATCAATCCCTGCCAGATAGTGTTAAGAAAATGCTTGAAGATGAGCTCTTAACAGCAATAAAAGACGATATTACCCTATCTAAAACATCAATAACGACCCTTAAAAAGAATCAAGATAATGTAATAAATGATCTAGATGATAAACCACCTAATACAAATTGATTATATTTACCCAGCCCTCTCCGCGAGGGCTTTTTTGTACCCTCTCCCCCTCTAAAGAAGTGATCTGCATTACAATCTGAGATTTATTTGAAAATAAATTAGCTTAAATATCAATAGTCTTTATATTAAAAACAACATTCAATACTTTAAGTATTGAAATAAATTAATACTTAAACTATTATTTATAGCGTCAATCGAAAATAAAGGTTTTAATATGACCAACGTACATTCTACTGCAATCCCTAATTTACTGAAACCTGACATATATACAGGCGTAATATTACCCATGTTCTTCTTTCGTTTTTGGACTAAATCTGAACATCCAGAGAAAAAAGAGGTTATAGCCACCAGCGCTGAACAAGCTAAAGAATTATTAGGTGGCAACGTTGTCTTCTCTGCTCAATTTCCTTGCGAGGCTTAATTATGGCTCACGAACTCAACTTAGAATCTGTTGCAAAAAAAAGCTCTCAATTAAATGCACTGTTATTTCAACTAAATAATCTTCGAATTCCTGAAAGCCCTGATGTTGAAACTTTAATAGAACTAGCGCATGAATTATCTGGTGATGTTGTTAACTGGATTCTTGAAGAAAATGCACAGAGAGATAATAGCGATGAATAACACTAAATTAAAAGAATCAGCCTGTGATGAATTAATTTATGCGACTTCTATTTTAAACATCATTATCAACGACAATGTAATTCCTAGCGATAATATGTTTAATGCGATTGAATCAGCAGTAGCTAATATAGAAAGAGCAAAAGAAAGTGTATCAAACATTAATACTGATAAATCACCAAAGCCTATCGGTGAAATTAAAATCAGTGATAACGATACAATTGAAACAGCTGTCGGTTGTATTTTAAATACATTAGAAACTGCAATCAATTTAAAAGTTGCCGAAGAAAGCGGTCATATTAAAAATTACGACATTCAAATTACAAATTTAATCCAGTCAGCCACATTAAATTTAAAAACTGTTTATGAAAAAGTAAGTTTCACGGAGGCGTAATGAATATTGATGAATTAATTATCCTTCCTGATTTAAGTAAATTAACAGACGATGAGCTAGGTAAATTAAGAGGTAATTTAGATTTAGCTATTGATTCTCTCATTACAGGAATGAAAGTATTCGGCGATTTTATGTTTTGGGCTGATGTTAATGAAAATTATCCAGATGGTAAAGATCATATTGGTGATATTGGATTATTTTTAAGTCAACTGTCGTCATTTATATCAATATTAAATGACAGGCTTGGCGGAATTGAATATGAAATATCAAATCGAAGAATAAAAGGAACAAAAAAATGAGCAAACAACACGAAGCTATTGAGAAGGCAACTGATAACCAAATTACTATTGCTATGCGCCCTGTTTATATTATCGCAGGTGCCAACCGTGCTTACTTAAGTGAACGTTCTGCACTAAATAAACTGGCAAATATTCTGACTGAACGTCAATTCCATAAAGAAGGCATTGAGACTAATTATGAAGGCGAACAGTGTGAACTTGAAAATGGCACAATCGCTTTTAAGCGTGGCGAACCGACTGAACACTTTATGGATCGCAAGGAAGCTAAACTAACCGAACTCCAAGAGCGATTAAAGCAAGAGCGTAATATTGAACGCTTACAAAAAGAATATGCTAAAGCTGTCGCTAAATATGATGATGCAGAAAAAGAAGCTGATAGATTATATTACGAATTAAATAATGCTTTAACCAATAAATAAATCATCTACTAAATAAAAATTAATTATAGCGTTCATGCTAGGGATTGCTGCGCTCTGAATCAGGAGTAAGCAACATGGATAAAGTTAATTTACTTGAAATAAGAAGAAAGCGTTTTATCAATTCGGTACTTATTTACATTAAACAAAATGGAAAGAAAGCTAAATTTAAATCAAAGGTAAATAATAAAACTGTTATTACAGAAATTAACTTTGAAAACTTAAATAACTTCTTCCGTGATGTCTATGAAGAAAAAGATTGCCGCCAACGTTGTAAGTGGAGTGATAAAGATATCTACAATACTTATGAGTGGTTATATAACCTAAATGGCTCAATTTCCGATATGGGTAAATACATGATTGATTATATTGTTGAGTATTTACCGCCTTACTTAAATGGAGAGGAATATAAATATCATGACGTATTCTGAATTCATGAGCAAGGGCAAACAATTAGAGAGCAAAGGATTTTATAGGCGCGCATTAGAACATTACAACCAAGCTTTCATTATTGCAGATCCACCTGCCAAAGGTGCAATGAGTTATCAACAAAAAATAAGTAATCAATCATCAAAGCGCTGTTTAGATAAAGCCAAAATTAAAATACCGGGTGGCATGTTATGAGTAAGAAAATAAAAAGTAGAAGAGGTGGAAGCAAAACTAAACAAGGACATAAAGGCACAGATTTTGACTGTTGGTTGAGAATGAAGCAAGAAAACAATCTCTTTCATCCAAACATATCTAAATACGTATCAACATTTCAATCCAATATTGATTTCGTAGAAATGCCACTAAATAGATCTATGCGGCGACATATAAACAAAATAAATAAGGACATTTAATTATGCAATATTTAATCAATACAGAATTATCAATGACCTCAAAAGAAATCGCTGATTTAGTCGGCGCCCGTGAAGACAATGTAAAAAGAACCATTGAAAGACTAACTAATAGCGGTGTGATTTCCCACCCTCCATTGGAGGATGGAGCTAAATCAGCTAACGGAGTAATACCAAAACACTATGTTTTTTCAGGTGAGAAAGGAAAACGAGATAGCATCATTGTAGTGGCTCAGCTCTACCCTGAATTCACAGCCAGTTTAGTTGATCGCTGGAAAGAACTTGAAGATGAACGAGTAAAACCTAAATCACAGGCAGAAATCATTGCCGCCATGGCACTGGCTAACTTAGAAAGTGAACGTCGAATATCTCATGTAGAGCAAAAAGTTGAACAAGTGAATGAAGTCGTTGAGCAAATAAAGCAAGGAACTATCCCTGCTGGTTGGATTGGGTACTCTTTAGCTAGAACCAAATCAGGAATGACAGTGGATAAATGTAAGACACTTGCCAAACAATTCAACGTTCGTAAAAACAAAATAACTATTCTTACGCCAGAAGGCATGCCTAGACCTATGGCCATTATTCATGAGGATGATTTTATATCTGCATTCAAGGCAATGATGAGTGAAGCCGAGAAACGTGGCACTCGCTGGCATCATCCTAAAATGGGGTTGTTTCAGGCAATTGGCTGGGAGGATAAATAATGGCTTATTTTACCGACACTGATAATGGCGTTATTGCTGATGATGGCACTTTAATTTCTTATTCTGAAGCTGTAACAGCCCTTGAATCAGGTCAATACGATAAAGAGCTATTGAAAGGTTTATATTTGGCTGCTGCTGTCATGGGTAAATTAGCTGATGAACCTGAAACATTAACGCCTGAACAGCGAATTTCCGTCTGGCGCTGGGTGGTAGCAACTTGCTTTATTCGCGAACTGCAAGAAAAGAACGGTACAACTGAAGTTCGTAATGAAGAAGGCGGTGTTGACCTTGCCACTATTTACAGTAACGGAGAAAACTCTTTAACCATTTACCCAGCTTCCTTGCGGCTTTGTCTTGCAAGCCACTTTGAAAGCATTCTTATCGAAGAGTTAGGGGGGATCTATAAGGATTATTGTCCTGACTTCATCATAAAAGCTTATATCGGCTTTCTGGACATCTCTCTTGAGCATGGCCCTCGCCTGTCAGAAAAAGGACGTGAAGGACTCTGCATTCTTCATGATGATTATATTCGTGAGTTAGAAGCTAATAACGGACTTCTAGCTATGCCAACTATGCACTAAGGACGGTAAAAAATGACAACTAAATTACCTTACATTGAGACAAGCCAATTAAGAGCTGCGCTGACATTATTAAAAATGAGTGATGATGTTCGTCTTGTTACTAATTGTGTGCATATCAACGCTGAACATATCGAAGTGTCTAACGGGCATGTAGTATTACGCATGAAACACAATTCTGAATTCAGTGATGATATTGTTATTCAATTTGATGAAGCAATTCCTAGCGATGCTGAATACACACATATTAAATCATATGACGATGGTTCTTATGTCGCTATTCATTATAAACAAGAGAAGGATGAAAATTTCTATCCCTCTTATAAAACAAAACTCACTTTAATTAAAGATAAGTACCCATCATTTAACCGTCTTTTTGAGCAGGAATTTATTAAAGGTGAAGCACCCTTAATACAGGCCATGTACTTAGCTTTGCCTTATTTATTATTTGGTCGTGTTATTACTGGAATATTAAAAACAAAAAATAACAAGAATGCACTTTTTGATTTTTCATCTATGACAAAAGACGCATTTGGAGATCCTAAATTACTTGTACTAACGGTGGCTGATAATGCTTTTGATATTGCTGATAAAGTTTACAGCTTAATTAAGGATGATGATTAATGACAACTTTAGATTTCAATCTCGTTAGTGTCATCAAAAATGCAGGTACTGATCCGAGTGATATAACAGATGCTGTTTGGAAGGCTGGTTATCGTAAAACAGATTTTACCACTGAACAGATCATTGATATTACGGTGAGCATGACCGGTGATTCTATTTATTTAAAATTACCTCATGACAATTTGCCTAAGACATTGGATGACATTAGCAAATATCATTTAAACGATATCATTTTTGATGCTCATTGGGATAACCCACCAGCGACTATCGCACAGGCTATTACGGAGAACGGGTATAGGAAGGGAGACAAAAAGTGACAACTACAACTCGATATATTAAGTGGAAGGAAATGATCCAGTTAACTGGCAAAAGCAAACCTACAATTTGGAGAATGTATGCAAAACGAAATGAGTTCCCCAAACCAGAAAGAACAAAAGGCGGTACGTTTTTAGGTTGGCCAGAACATGTCTATGAAGAGTGGGTTAGAAGTGAAAAACTGTAA